TGTAATACTAGTTGCCTAATTTTGCTGGGGTCTTCCTCTATGAAAGGATCATACTTATGAAGGAGCAACGACAGTTGCTTCCAGATTACATCCTCTTTTAACAGAGTGTCATACCTGTTAACGAAATGTGTAATCTTATTTAACATGATCAGAGTTTCCAACATTACTCTACCACCAAGGTATGCTTTTAGCAACTGGGAGTGACCACGATTACATGCAAATACATCATTAAAATTGCTGGACAGAGTAGATAGGTTCTCGATATCCTGTCCAAACAAATAAGTAATACTCTGCATCTTCCTCTTCCAGTCCATGTAGTTCTTCTCATTCATCTGGATGATATGGAAGTTTGAATTGACTAGAAAGTTAGATACAAAGTATTCTTCTACTTCTTCTGCTCTGTATTTTTTGGAGAGTTTCTCAAAGAAGTAAACGTCATTCCTCTCCATGAATTTTTCTCTTGATACTTTAATACTACCTTGGTATTGAAAGTAATCATATGTCTTACGACTAAAGTGCGTTTTCAACGCAACATAAATTTGATAAACCTCAAAGGGGTACATAATTAAAGTGGCAGAACGCCTCTGGTTGTTTTTTTAATATAGTTAAGGCGAGTTGCCTCTGCCTTAATCTTTTCCTTCAATGAAGGAGCAATCAGTTTAACAACTGATTCAATTTCAATGTCTTTCGACTCACAGAAATCAACGATAGCATCAATGTAATTGATGGTTCTGTTACTATCTTTGACCATGTTTTCAATAGTCATTGAAAACTTGTTTTTGTCCATAAAGTTTTCATCAATTAGTTCATTAATGTTTTTGTTTTTAGTGGGCATCTTTGTACTCTGCAATGTAATCGATTAGCAGAGGCACATAGTCGTCAGGGTTCTTAATGAACACTTGGGTATCACCTGTTTGACAAGTGACCAAAGTAACAATCTGATCTACTTTAATACCAGATCGCTCTTCATACATCTTAGCATATCCTGTCTCTTGAACAAAGTAGTTCTCAATCCAGGATTCTTTCTTTTCCTTTGAAGAAGTTTTGAAATCTATGACTGAAAGTTTGCCATCGAACTCAGCGATACAATCTACTCGTCCAGCGATTCCAAATTCATGACTGAATAAAGGTGCCTCTTGGAAGTGAATGTTGTTAATACGACTAAGCATGGACTTTGCCTGCTTGAACAGTAACAACGCAAGATACTTATCTTTGTACCTTTCTAGATCCAGATTATTGTTTAGATAATCTTCCACTATACTATGTAGTGAGGTTCCTACAGTCGCTGCACGAGTAGAGATTTTGTTTGCTTCTTCGTTACCAACTCTGTTCCTCCACTCTGCAATAGATTTGCGTTTGCGATAGGAACAGATGGTGGAGATTGATGGATAATAATTCTCACCAACGGCGTAAACTCTTTTGCCTTCAACAGTTTGTGCTTTCAGGTCTTCAAGAATCACGCCCATATCAACGTGATTAAACATCAACCATACCCCAGGTGCATTTTACTAAGAATGTAACTCTTGATGAGACCACTTCTAACAATGTCATCAGTGCCAAACTCAACACTTTCAAACTCTTCCATGATCTCAAGAATCTTCATGAAATCAAGGATACCATTACGCTCATTAGTTTTGATGAGGTCGGTCTGCATAACGTCACCAGCAAAGATGATCTTACAGTTCTCACCAACACGTGTGATGATGGAGTCCAGTTCATGGAAGTTCAAGTTCTGACACTCGTCAACAATGACGATAGCATGGTCAAGTGTAGTTCCACGAAGGAAAGATGTAGACCAGAAAGAAATAGTTTCTTGTGCCTTCAGGTTATCATACAGCATATCAAATGCTGGATCGTCAGGCATCTTAAACATGTACTTGACCATATTCTTATATGGAATCTGGTACAGGTTTGACTTATCCTCGTGATCTCCAGGGAGGAATCCAATCTCTCTTGTGGGGACTAGAGAACGCACCATGTACAGTTTCTCATAAGGAGATGTACCTGAGAGGATCTCCTTCAGTGCCAGGTACATTGCAATGAATGTTTTACCTGTGCCTGCACAACCATACAGGAAGAGGTTCTTACCCTTCTCGTATGCATCGAATGCAGTTGTTTGGTTTTCTGTTAAAGGATTGATCTCAACTAGATGATCAACATTAATTGGTTTTCTGCGTCTCATTTGTTTAGGAGTGCTATTCACAAAATCGAATTGATTGTCTTTCCTTCTTCTGGGCATAGAATTTATGGAGGTGTGATTGTAGAACCGTAGTTTGCTTTCTTGATTGACTTCAGAACATCTCTGAAACCATCAGGAACTTTGTTTCGGATACCTGCATCACCAACAACACCAGGAAATGAATCATGATACTGTTCGAGATGTGGGTTATCTTCTTTATATTTATCTAAAACAGTGAAACTCATACGTTCTTCAATGATTTCACCAGTTTCTTTATTCCTGAACTGATACGTCGGCATCGCCGTCCTCCTTTTTATTGAACCCAAAGGGTCCTTCTTTCTCTTCCATCTTCAATCGCAGTGCGACTGTACCAATGGACTCAAGGACCTTCAGAATGTCCTCTGCTTTGGCATCTTCACCAAGTTCCTTAGCGACATACCAATACTTTGGCCAGAATGATTCTCCTGCCTTTTCGTAATCTTCAAGTGTTAGTAGTTTCATGATTTGTCCATCCTAATGCTTCAGCGACGATTGGGAATTGACCTGCAAACAAACACTTACATTCATTTGCAATGTCCATATGCTCTTTCTGTGTGCCATGAGCAGAGCGTAACTCTATATAGTGGATCCATGAACGAACTGAACCCGTCATGTATAACCTAGTGGGTGTGGCAAGGGGGAGCACAAACCTTGCACACTCTTTTGCAATCCCCATCTCAAGCATGTGCTTGTAGATATCCATAGCACTTTCAAAGTGTCGCTTAAGAGTGATCTCAAGTTCTTGTTTCAAGAAAGGATCAACATCATCAATAGAGTTTTGACGATTCTTTGTATCTTGACGACGAAGATCAAAGAGAGGGATAGTTTCTGCCAACAGAGAACTGTCAGCATAGCGTTGGGAAAACTCTTGATATGTGAAGCTACGATGCCTCAGGATTTGAGCTGCCAGTCCCCTGGTAGTTTCAATCTCAAGCGTCATGAACGCCTGCTCAAAGACGCTCCAATGCTGGTGTTTAATACAATAGGATAAAAGACCTGCAACCTTAGGATTATCTTGATTAGAGGGGTTGCTGACCCTTGCCACATACCCCATATGCTTCTCAGCATCAGGGGTAACACTAACGAGTTTAACTTGCATAATACGCTTGATAATATTTTACAATGCCAGATGAACTGACGTGTCCTTGGGAGACCCAATCATGACAACATGATTGAATACTTTCCATGCTGTACTTGGGTTCCCCATTTTCATGGGTTAGACCACCAAATTTATTGAGAAGGATTGTGTAAACTGTTTGGCGGAGTTCCATCCGCTCTTCGTTGTAGCGCCAATCTTCGGTCATTTTTTGTTCTTAGGTTTGTTACCCCAGAGTTTCGGATTAACCATACCATACATGGTTTCCATTGTCAAGATCTTTCCTCCTAGGGGTTTGAGGAGATCGTAATAGGCGTCAAAGATTTTAGAATTCTTTGGACCTGCAGCATGATCGTGTTTAACAACACCATCAATCTCATATGTAACTAGAACGGCATTGTATGGCCACTCTCTTTTATCGATGCTTTCAGGTTTACAGTCATGAGAAAAAACTACTACGTCATACTTGGAACGCAATAGTTTCTTATCAGATTCAGTCAGGTTGAAATTCATCGATGAGTTGTCTAATTCTGTCTTCACAGAATCCTGGGTTTGAGATGCGGACTCTGTGGTAAGTTTCTCGGGCATGGTGCTTCTCCTCGATGCATTTTTTTATCATGTAGATCACTCGTTGTTCGTTAACGATGTTGACCATGTTGTCATTCACTCCATTTAATTTCGGGGAAAGCTTCTTTTACTACGGCAATAGTAATTCTAAATTTTGATTGGAGTAAACCGTCCTTAACGAGACAGATAATTTCTGCTTCGCTTTCGTGGAGACCTTCAAGCAATTGAATGAACAGTTGCTCTCGCTTCATACGAGTCAAGGAGTTTGCACCCTTAATAAATCTCCAGAGGTTACGGTACTCTCTTTCAAGAACTGTATGTTCTGTACCAATTGGTGCATCATTTTTTTCATAAGGCACTTCACCTTCTGGAAGATCCGTGTTGATATTAGGATCGTAGTTCCATTTCAGAACAGAACGTAGTGCCTGTGAATTATTCTCTTTGAGAATTTTGATCTTTTCAGATTTAGTTTTGGCATTAGATGCCTTTTTAATGACTTCAGAAATCAATAGCTTCATGAGTAATACGAAATTTCGTTTGTGATTATTTAGTCGTCGGCAAAGGGATCAGTATCAAAAGCATCCCGCTGATCAAATTCAACACTAATCAGTTTTGCAACATGAAATGGAATAGTGTTTCCTTCTTCATCCATCATTTCTGGATGTGGTGTGAATGATACCTCCTCCTCTGTTGTAATCGCTTCTGCAACTTGCTCAACGAATCCTGTGTAATATGCATGGGCGAACCACCCAATCAAAAAACCAATTAGTGTTCCACCAATGGTGATTAGTGTTGAGAACACTAAAACTACTGATAAATCCATTTTGCGTTTCTCCTCGGTGAGTTGAACCTCTGGTTCAGGTTCCTTTAGGTTGGACCGTTTACGCCTCCTCCTTTTAAGCATAAAATCATCACCTCTATTTATTGGTGATTGCTGACTTTCTTTTCTTGTTTTTGGTTCCAGGTTTTCTTCCTGGTTTTCGCTCTTGCTCATACTTCCATGCGTCAGTTAGAATTTTGTAAAGATAGTCCTTGATCTTTCTTGCTTGTGGTTTTGACAGATGTCCATATGCTTCTTTGGAAATCTTATCTCTACCTTTAAGATATAGTTCTAGTTCTAATACGAGGTTAGATACGTTTGCAGCAGTAGAACTTTCAATAAAAGCGGTCACCTCTCTACGAGTGAACTTAGATGCCTTCACATAACTATAAAAATTAAACAGGAACTTTCCATCGAAGGCAGCATCAATTGATCGTTCAACGAGGGTGTAAAGTTCTTCAGTGGATTCCATTAGATAAGTTTGTTTTCTTGAAAATAGTGCAGCGTGTCTTTGAATCCTCCGATGTGTTTGGTATTAATGGAGATCTGAGGGAACGTAGCACCCTCACCAAACTCAGCGTAGAATTCTCTTTTAGTAAAATGCTTCTCGTATTTGTACTCAGTATATTTTACATCTAAATTATCAAATAACATCTTGGCACGTTCGCACCATTGACAATTACTTTTTGAATAGAGAATGACTTCCATGACCTCCGAAGGAATAACTGCTTCTAATTATACCAATAAAAAAAGGGGGTGTCAACCCCCTAATAATCATCAATGTAACTCTGACATGTGTCAGGGTTCTTTTTACACCATGCTCTCACGTATGAGTCAGCATCTTGTTCCATAGTAAAGTGAGCATGGTTATGCATGACACCAACAAGAATAAGAAAACCCACTAACAAAAGATTGAAGTGGGTTACTGGAGAAGTTAAGATTCTTTTCATAAAAAAAATGGGTCCCTCGTCAGGGACCCGAACATCGTGATGTTTATATATTAACTTTTACAACGATGGGGATCAGAAGGAATACTTCAGACCCACCTTGGTCCCATAACCACGGTCAACAGAATCCGAACCAGAACCGATGAAGGAGACCTCGCCGTATGCACCCAGAGCATCGCTCAGAGCAACACCAAGACCTGCCTTACCAGAAGGAACAGTTTCCGAACCAACACCGTCAGTAGAGACGACGGATGCACCTGCCTGGATGTAGTATGAAGCAGATTCGCCAAGGGCGTCTTCATAACCAACGTGGAAATCTGTGGTCGTTCCAGTGTAATCGGATCCAGTGAAACCTGAGTTCGCCTCTACGTTCAAGTAGGGACCTGCCAGGGCAGCACCAGGAGCAGCGAAAGCAACAGCTGCAGCGGAAGCAGCGAAAGCAGTTTTGATCATTGTTTTTAAATTCCTTAAGTAAAGTACAGTCAACTGTCACATGTGACAATTGTAATATATGTATACAAAGTATACAGTTAGTCAGGTGTGGATATCCTGACCACGGAAGAGGTGGGATTTGAACCCACGGTGCCCTTGCAGACACGCTGGTTTTCAAGACCAGTGCCATCAACCACTCGACCACTCTTCCCAGAATCATCCCAGTGTTTGATGACACCAGAGATGATAAACGCATTCGTGACCATATAGGAAACGAATATGACAGTTCTCACAGTGGCAACGTAGTTGTCATAGGGTGCTGTCTTGTCATCGGAGAAACTCCCTAGGGAGTATTTCCAAATCTTAATCAGGGTATCCATCATCGTCATCTGTAGATAGAGGACGACACTTCGCAATCTCATCATACTGATAAGCAGATAGATCGGAGTAGATCTCTGATTCAAGTTCGCTGCAGAGGCGTTTAAGATCGCTCAACAACGCCTTTAATCTTACCTTATCCATTGGTATTTGTCAACCCCCTATTGAATGTATCCATTGTCCTCAAGGTATTTGCGAGTCAATGGTGTTGGTTCATAGATCTCCCACATGCGTCCAGTGGCACATGCAGCAAGAGCATCTTTAGTCATGTTCTCAGTTCGTCCTGCCCATCCTGCCTCTGCCTCCCAAGGCACAGCATGTTCAGGATAGGTTCTCTCTGCCATAACACGCCAGATCATAGGAACATCTTCTTCAGGCAGGATAATAGCAATCAAACTATTATTAATAGTCCCTGCCATACAATCTTGAGCAGCGTGCCATCCTTCATGTCTCATCACTTGCATCAAAGTACCAGGACGACCCATGTACTTACGATTCAGAAAGAAATTATTTCCTACTGTGTGATACACACCACGATGAGTGTGAGGAAAATACTTTGCATCTGCTAGAAACACCTTAACTCCGACTGAGTTAAGAGATGTGAGCATGTTGTTGAACTCGTTAGCAACAAAAGTAAACTCATCAGTATTAGGATACTCACTAGATACATCAAGTAAACTGAATACTTCTTTGACTCCATCTGTACACTCTCTAAGTAGCATACACCCCATAGAATCATTACTGTGGTAACCCTTGGTGATCTTAGAGTCGTCTGCCATAGAAGGGAAAGCAACCGCTACTGACGCTGCAACTGCTGCCATAAACCTTTTCATTGTAATACTCCATCAAAGAATTTTAAAAATTTTGTAGGGAACGGGGCATATTTACAGTCCCATTTAGATGGGTAAACCTCAATTTCTCCAGTGAATATTACTGGAGAAACCTTTCCATGATTACCATTAGGAACTGCATCCCAACCAAATGCTGGATTGATATCCCAATCATGTGTTCCGTCATAATTGATTCGGAACAAACGACCTGCTGGATCAATCCAGTAATGTGCCATAAAGGCACCTAGGTCTTTTGTTTGTAGTTCTTTATCCCAGAACCCAGGTCCTATGTCATAGGAGGACCTGAGAGTATCAAACATTCCCATACTACTTGTCGAGTACTTCTACTCTATCTAGTTGCTTTAACCCTGTCAAGTTAAACCAGGTGTTTCTTAACGTTTCCCAGTCATCAAAGACGATTGCTTTTCTGTTCTTGAAAATCAATTTGTATTTGTGGCGATCGTAAAGACCATCAGATGTTTGAGTAAAATAGGGCATGGTAATTAGATAAAAAAAGAGAGGGGTGTGAAACCCTCCCTAGTCACTTCCTTCACACGGAAATAGAAGTATACAATACCTATTCGGTTTTGTCAAGTGTTCACTTTCCAACTGGGTATGCCGAAGGGTTTCAGTTTAACCCACTTGGCATAGTGTACACCACGATAAGTCAAAAACGCAAAGGTTTTATCTGGATCGTGTTTATCTGGATCGTATGCTGGAAGATCATATTCAAATCTGACCTTCAACATTCGACTACCCCCTATGAAGAAGGAGTAGTTCTCCATAAATTATACCAATGAAAGCCGCACAACCTATGGACGTAAGTCCAACTACTTGTAGTGCTAACATGGCGATCACTTGGTGTAGAGGCGACCACGATAGCAGTATGTGCCATGAGTTTCCTCACCGCCCTGCTTGCACTCATATGCTACACCACGATATGCGGTGTGGGTAATTTGTGCATCGTGGAGAGCAGATGCCTTTTGGATCTGCTTCTTGATGATAGTAAGTGTGTTCATTTGATGTACTCCTGAAAGTAAGGGTGGTTTATTCCCCGTTCCTTCAGTCGTTTGCGTCCCAGTAGTATCTACATTCTGGCACATAGTCCTTAAGGGTCTCGACCAGTTCTACCTTCCACTCTGGATTTAAATGCTCATGCTTTTGAATGCGAAGCATTATAGCATCAGCATCTGTACATGACATCGTGGTAGATAGTAGTAATTCTATCATGGGATGAACGCTCCGTTCCGCGACTTACTTGCGTCCCCGAAGGGATGAACGACAGGTCTAGTATAGACCCTCATGACCTATTTAGTCAAGTTTATTTCTGAATGCACACAAGAGTGCTGGAACCTGTCATGCGACAACCAATGACTTTCTTATCATTCATCGCTGTCAGTGTTGCCATTGTGATTATGAATAGCATCCCCGTCTGTGCCACAATGAGATACGGGACTACTTTCTTCAACGTAATCTTCCTTAAGTTCTTCATATGCAAGAGTCAGTATGGTATATATGTAATATGCTACACCCGCTAAGAGAATAACTAAGCACCAGATGATGCTCCAAGTTACTCCATTCGGATCTTCTAGTGGGCGTAGAAATAAATTCATAAGTTTTCAAACTTATATTCCAAGATCATTCTATATAGAGAATCTCTCAGATACCACAAATGCTCCTGCTCGGTCGGATGCCGAGAAGGAGAACCCTCCCAAGTTTCAATTCTTTTCAGCACACAATGATGTAGAAGATGGATGTCTTCTATCCTCAAGCATACTTCATAATCAAAATCGTTTTCGTCTTCAGTCATGGGTTGTTGGGATCCATTCCTAGAGATTTTAAATACTCAATCCACCAATCATATTTCTCTTTCTTCCACAGGGGAACAGGACGACCTTGTTCAGAATAGTAATCATACAAAGCGTCATCTATAATCCGTGCGATCTCCATATTCTTCTTCCTCCTCGTCAACATCTGCATATGCATTTTCCACAAAAGGTCCTCGTTTTCTGAAGGGTTCTTGTCTGACATAATCCTG